CCCCGGAACTACCAGTTCCACATGATGCCCGATGAACCCGTTGTGCGATTCAAGCGTCAAGAATCCGCGGTCAACCGGCTTCAGGTCCAAGTCATGCAGGATCGCCGAGAGCGCCGCCTCATCGTGCCGGTGTCCTTCTACGCGCGGATCATTCGACACGTGGCCTTTGGTCTTCAGGCCGAATGGTCTCAGTGATTGACCAGGCGCGTTGTAGTGGGCGCCGTTCCATGATCCATCGGCCTGCGAAGCAACCCAGCGATGCCAGATCACTTTGCCTATCTCGGAGCGCATGTCGAGCCCGATAAGACCGGAGTAAACAAGCTGAACCGTCATTGCCTCTTCGCGTGGGATGTCTTGCTGCGCAAGCAGGTAATCCGTCGACCACGTTCCTAGACGCGCTTGGGCCTGGGGAGCGCAATACCAGCCGCCGCTTCGTTTCATGGCATCCATCAAGGGAGTGATACCGGCGATCGGCTGAAAGGATGAGTCCATCCACAGGACATAGCGGAAGCCGGCCGCTATCGCTCTTTCCATCGCCCAAATCTTGAAGGCGTACATCTGGGTTTCGTGTGGAGGACATCCTAACGGCAGTTCGCGGTAGAACAGTCTCCAGGCTTCAGGAACATTTACTTCGCAGTGCAGGCGGGTTGAGTGAAGCGGCTCCTGGTAATGCGGTCCTATTCCGCACGACACGATGCAGAGATCGTTATCAGTGCGCGAGAAGCCGCCCGTCATTTCGAATTCTGGCTGTCCACTCATCGGCCCTTGCATCCACACCCGCAATCTTCGTAGTGAATCCCCAGCGCATCCATGACGGCTCCCAGTTCATCCGTGATGGATTTTCCTTCTTGACGGAATCGCACGTCTTGCGAGAGCGCGTGAACTATGAAGTGAGCCGAACGAAGGAGTAGCGCTTGAATCTCCGCTGGCTGAGGTACGGGCTTGGGTTCCTCCGTCACATCGCCGGGTTCATGCACTACAAGTTCAACGGGGCTTTCTATTGTGCTGGTCATAAAGTCATCCTTTCACGCAGACGCGAATCCCACAATGGTACTCGGGTCCAGTTTGCGGAGGTGGTCTGATAGGCGACGTGGTTTCCGGAGTGGATGCTGCAAACCATGCGCGGATCACCGTCAACAATGGAATCGGCTCCGATTGATTCGATGTCGCGCAAGAATTCTCTATCCTCGCCACGACTGATGTCCTTGAACGGCTTTCGCTCCCAAGTAGCCCGATAGTAGGCCAAGCTCGATCCGATGCAATACCGAGGATCGTTGTTCATGTACTTCCAGGCTTCGCCGCTGCGCTCGTCAAGAAACAAAACCGAGCGATACCCTACACACTGCTTTCCTGAGGCTTGAAGCAAGGCTACTTGTTCTGAAATGCGGTTGGGGTGGCTGTAGTCGTCGTCGTCCCAGTGAATGAAAATTTCCGGTCGATCATCGCTCGTGGTGTAGTGGGTTGAAGCGTAGCGCGCCGCGTGATTGCGAAGCGCTCCAATCGAGAGAGTATCGATTCCCACAAAGCATGGCTCCCGCAAGGTGTCTGTTTCTGTGAACAGCGGAGCCGGCCCGGAGTTCACCACCAAGAGCCGCTTATTTTGGTAGCTCTGCCGATTGAAGTCTATGACCGCGCGTGCCGCCATCGCCGGCCGATTCCTGGTAAGCATGATGGCGCAAATAAGTGGCTCTTTCATCGTTTCCGCATGCTACCACTAATTTGCGCAACATTGCTACAGTACTGGGTGCTAATACCGGCTGATTTGAACGCGCTGGTTTCCTTCCCACGGCCGCTCTGGCTGGGGAATATCCATCGGACAAGAAAACGCCATGACAAGCGATTCCGCACGATCGGGAGAATTAGCGCCGCGGTTGCGCGCTTCATCCTTGCTTTCGATCTCAATTCTTCCCGCGGCCGTTTCCCGGTAGCGAATGTCTGAAAGCTGGGCTTTAGTGTCTTCGTCCTCCAGCCCTTTGACGTGTCCCAGCTTCATCTGTTCACGCAGTCCCCAGTAAGCCTCCGCCTTCCAGTTGGCAAACATCCCGGGATCCCGGGCCCGGGCGCCGGCAACAAACGGCCGTACATCGTATCGGTGATCCATCAAATGCGTTCCCATGTGAAAGCCGATTCCCACCGTATCCACTACCACGATCGGCCGCACGCCGTCACAGCGCTTGCGGATGTCGTTAAGGAAGCCTACGACGTTTCCACGCGCGTCTGGAGCATTCCAAGCCTGATGCGCCATGATGTAAGGTCCTAGGCGCGCATGGGCTGAAGTTTCGTCTTCGCCCGGGCCGGCAACGTCTACCCCCACCTGGGGAATCGCGCCACGCTCCAAGAGCTTCTTCATTTCCTTTTCTGCTTCGCCATCCTCCAGAAGCAAGCTGGCTTTTTCGATCCATTCCAGGCTGAATACGCTGTTATCGGCTTGCGAGGGAAATTCCCCCAGCACGCGCGAAAGAAACCGCGGGTTGGTCGGGCCCCACTTGTAGTACATTTCCTTAACCCAGCGGCGCCTGGTGAGCCACGGAAACGGAGCGTAGTCTAACTCTTCTTCGGAAAGTTGAAGTAGAGTTTCGAGCGTCAAGCCGGCAAGGTTCGGCGTGTCGAAGGCTGAAATGGTGATGCAGTTGGTTTGATTGCGTAGCCGGCTGAAGTCTTCAAACGGGGCGCCGTTCGGCACTGTCGGGTTGCACAGCCGCACTAACCGCACGTCGCCGGCCGCGCGGATACCTTCTACCGCATCCCACAGGTCGGGGCTGATGCCTATCGCTTCATCGGCAAGAATGAGGATCTTTTTAGCGTGGAAGCCTTGCGCGTTGACACCCTTAGAACTGGAGAAGCCCAGCGCATAGTTGGTATCTGAAAACTTCCATGATGTTGTGGCTGGTTCGGGAAGCCCGCGGAATTTGAGCGCTTGAATAGCGGTTGCGATCTCATTCCACATCAGCTTCACTTGCCGAAGAGTGGGCGCTATCGTCAAAACAACAGATTGGCGATCGCTAAGAAGTTCGTGTGGAACCAGCCCGGAAACGGTGAAGGTCTTTCCGGATCCGTGACAGCCCTTTATGGAAGTGACGCGCCGCGGACCGATCGTAGCGGCATAGCAGATTTCTTTCTGCTTTGCCCAGAGCTTTCGCTTTAGAAACTTCTCTTGGAATTCAACGGCGCCGAAGTCTTTCACGCATGCCTATGGTCGCTCAAGGAAGGCGCGAACGCTTTCAACGTCCAGTAAGGGGTTTTCCGGGTCGTTACTGTGGCGCTGGTCGATGCGATCGCGGAACTTTTCCGGATTGGTCGCTTTCAGCAGCGTGGTTAGAAGCGAGTCGGAGAATTCCGTTTCATATCCTACTACCTTCCCCTTGTAGCGCACAGCTTTTCGAATGCCTTCGTGAGCCCGGCGAACCGCTTCGTCTTCCAGGGAGCGCGCCGCGCGCTTTTCAGCCGCTTCAAAGGCTGGTTTGTAGGTGGGGTCATTCTCCAGCCAATCGTAGTGGGTATGACGGTGAATCTTTGCCCAGCGCGCGGCCTGAGTTAGAGAGCCGCAAGCGGAAAACGCCGCCAAAAACCTCTGCTGTCGGGCTGTTTGTAGGATTTCGTAGGATTTCATGACTTACGGATTGGTTCGATTGTTGCGCAAGTCTGCCCCACTGTGCAAATTAGTTTCGGATCCGGACGTACTTCAACCGTTCCACGGCTTCTACTTGGAAGGCTGTTTCAGCCTGCTTAGACCATGGTATAGGCTGCTTCAGCTTGCGCCGCATCCACAGTGCGGAATTGAGCAGTTTCGGTTCTGGATCAGGTTTCTTTTTTTTGCGCTTACCCGGCATGGGTCATCATTGGCCGGCTGTGGGATTTACGATCAAACACACGCTGTCATTTTGGGGCGGATAGCACATATACACCCGTACGAAGTGAGCCTCTACACCGCTGAATACATAGGACGGCGAGATCTCGATTGCGCTTACAACGGCATTGCCGATGGAAGCCTGGAAGGTGATCCTCAAATGCCCGTTGCCCACAATCGCCATAAGCTGAATCGCGGTTTTGGTGTTGATCGCTCCGGTGATCTTGAAAATATC